GGGCGAGTTCAAGACGGGAAAAGGAGCTATTACGAAACTCCTTATCAAAGAAAGATTGGCGGTTCCGTACACTGGGCAAAATAAAAAAGACATAGCCGCTGCGCAAGAAGCTAACCGAATAGCATTAGTAAAGGAAGGTAAATTGTAGTCAAAAAAAACCCCGCGGGAGATGGCTCAACCACGGGTATAATCACTTCTCAGGGAGGTACAACACCTACAAGCTAGAACGTTTATATTTTTTTGTCAACAAACTAATGAAAATTATCCTTAGGGTAACCTTCCTTTCGGGCATTTTGCACGTGTTTTACTAAATGCGTAAGAAGAGCTTCGGGGTCTTCAAAGTGCTCTTTCATTAAATCTGCAACAGCTCTTATATCTTTATTCCAGGTTTTAGTATTCAAATTTTTCCATTCTATTAGTTCTTTTTCGCTAAACGCTTGATTTAAAAGGTGTTTTGCGTCGGTCATAAGTTGTTCCTTTTATATGAATGCACATTAAATATGTTACAAGTACTTAGATCAAGTTGTCACGCACATTTTTTTCCTATATTATCTGTGCTTTACAAACGGTAAGGGAAAGAAATGAAAGCGCATCACGCTACCAAATATCCTTTTGAAATAGTAGAAGCCGTCCGCTATGCTAGAAACATTGAAAAGCGCTCTGTTAAGTGGATAGCCCAACAATATGACATCCCCATTGATACCCTTAGAGATTGGCTTTACAGAAACAGACGAGTTAACGACTGATGATGAAGCAAAATTATTTATTTGCCCAAAATGTGAAAAAAAGTTTCAGGCTTATGTAGAGACAATACAGGGAGACCCCGACATGATGCCAAAAGTAGAACTTACAATTTGCGCAGATTGCGAAAAGTCTTTAGACCCAATTAATCTGTATCTACTTTGGATGGACTGGAATAACGAAGACGATACGATTCACTAAGTTTTTGCAAAAGTTCAGGATATTCCTCAAGCAAAATTAATATCTCCTCAATGTCCTGCTCATCTAGCTGAATCGTTATTTTCAAAGCGTAAACTCAGGACGCGGTCGTCCTTCCTGAAGACGCTTCTTTTCTATTTCTTCAAGCAAATAAACACGATCTTTTTGACTTAGGTTTTCGTTAACCCAGGAATCGAAAATTAAACGAAGCTGTCCGCTTAAGGTTCGCCCCTCTACTTTCGATACGATGTACAGTTGATCGTACACTTCACGAGGAAGAAGCACCGATTTCCATTTGTTAGTATCCAAGACAGTCTCCTAAACTTTATTGTATGAGATTATATAATACTACTCAGTAATTTCAACATATTCTCCCCAGTTTTCGCCCATTTCTATGTCGCATTTACTAGGAACGACTAACTCCACCGCCTTAGTCATAATGTTAGATAAACTTTTAGCCTCTGCCGCATCTGTAACACTGAACGCCAGCTCGTCATGGACTTGCAGCATGGGGGTCTTACCGCTCTTGTAGCAGTCAACCATGGCCTGCTTTGTCATGTCCGCGGCGCTTGCCTGAATTAACCGGTTCAGCGCCTTATAGGTGTAAGCACGCTTAAGTCTTGTCGTTGGTCCGTAGGCCGCGGCTGCTTCTTCGTAAGGCAACGCTTTGTTCATTTCAAAACTGTCCGGCTCCCATAAATCAAACCGGCACTTACGCCCCTTTATGCTTCGCACAGAGCCCGGTGAGCGCGGATCTTCTAAGTGACGCTGTATGCCCTGGGTAAGTCCTTTAACAAACGGTACGCGCTTGTGGTACTTCTTAACAAGGGCCTTAGCGTCCTCTAGAGGGATGTCTAGTTGTCCTGCAAGTTTCTGTGCCCCCATGCCGTACATCATGGCTAAGTTAATTACCTTTGCCTGTTTACGAGGGATATCCGCCATCTCAGCAACCATCGTATGGAAGTCCATGTCAGGGTTTTCGTTATAGGCCCGCACAAACTCCTCGACACCGGGCATATTGAGATTTCGGTAATCACCAAAAACCTTGGCGTAATGAGTCAAGATCCGTGGTTCCTGCTGCGAGAAATCTATTGCAGCCCACTTCTCCCCTTCTTCGGGTAAAAACAGCTTTCTGATAAGGGGACCTATTTCAGGGTCACGCGCCGGGATTTGTTGCATGTTCGGGTTGTTCATCGAAATGCGGCCAGAGACTGTGCCGCCTTGATCAGAACGCACTTGATTGATATGACTGTGTATCCTACCGTCGCGCGCTACGTGCTTAATTAACCCGTCGATGAAGCTGCCCTGGGTTTTATTTAAGTTACGCGCCCTAACTATAGACTGTGCAAGTTCGTGAGGATGCTCACTGAGGAAAGTCTTAGTAAAGCTTGGAGCGCCTTTTTCCGTTCGAGGGTATGTAATCCCAACTTTGTCAAACGCTTTAGCTATTGATGCTCCCGCCCAGATTTCCACGTCACATCCTGCAATATGTTTGATATGCTTGCGGACTTGCTTTTCCTCTTTTAGAAGGTGCTGCTTTGTGCGTTCCGCTTGGTCTACGTCAAAGCGTATGCCTTTCTCCGTCATCTCAACCAGACACGGAAGCAGGTCTGTCTCAAGATTCCAAATGTCCCAAAGTTCTTCTTTATTCAACAGGTTCTGAAAGTGTCCCCAGAGCTCGAGCGTGATCTCAGCATCTACTTCCGCGTAAGGACCCACATACATAGCGGGCAACCGCCACATCTCCCCCTTAGGATCGACGCCGAACTCAACGGCCGCCGCAGTAAGTGTTTGCTCCGACTTTGTTTTTCCCAAGTAATCGTAGCAAAGTGCGTTAAGACTATAGCTGAATCGGTTTTCGTCCAGCAGCGCAGCGGTCAACATGGTATCGATGACTCGGCCTTTAACCTCAAAACCCATAGCACGTATCCACCCGAGGTCGTATTGAGCGTTGTGCATAATCTTATCGCCTGGCGCTTCAAACACTTTCTTAAGCCATTTGTTTATTTGCCGTGCGTCCATATTGCCGCCGCCAAGATGATTAACCGGGAAGTAGCCTTTCCACCCTGGGACCGCTATAGCGTAGCCCACGACTTCACCGTTTTTGGTAGGCCAACCCGGACCAAAGGTCTTAAGGTCCGAGTCGCGTGTTTCGACATCTATGGCTATTTCTTTTGCTTCCAGGACCGCGTCAGGGAACGGATGCTCCGGTGGAAGCCAGTCTGATTTTGGAGGAAACATAGCCATCTGTAGTTTGTTATTTGCCACTATCATTTCTCCAGGTGGTTTCTCTGAAAATAGCTTCAGAAAAATTTTGACACTCAGCGCAGTACCATCCAAGTCTTTTGTTTTCTTTCACGTTTACGACGGCAGTCGCTTTACCATTACCGCACTTTTGGCAGGTGCTGTAATACAATGGGTCTATATCTTGTTTTTTCATAAATTATAAGCTCGAGAGAAATCTTGGGGTTCAACAATGAAGAGGTTTTCCATGGCGCGAGTCACGCCTACGTAAAATACGCGATGCAAATCATCTCCCGGATTGTTTTGTGCGGCATTTGTTAGGTCCGTAAAGATAACAACGTTCTGTGCTTCGCCCCCTTTAGTTCCGTGAATCGTGGACAGTTTAATACGAGGCACTGCGTTAAACTTCTCACCTCTACGCAAAAGAGCTGTGATATATATCCGGTCGTTGTCCGGTATCTTATCGAGAGCTTCAAACCACGGCATATCTTTAGAAACTAACAAACCATGATTTTCCACAAGCATTTCAAAAGAAAGCAAGGCATCGTCCTTACCCACTATTCTTTTCTTACCGCGTTTTATTCGGGCACCGTTGCTAGACATGTATTTATAAATTATCTGAGCAGACTCCACGTGGATTAAACCGCCGTTACGGACGCGTTCCCAACTGTTTACCGCAGTAGATAAGCTATTAGATATGCTCCGTGAGCCATTACGCTCAAACAAATAACCCATAGACTTAAGCTCATAGGCTAACTCCGTGAGCATATAGTTGGCTTGAGCCATCACAAGCCACGACCCTTCGGACATGTCTACTCCTCGGATGTCGTAGATTCTTTGGACAGACCCTTGTTCTTCTTTGGGATTGTACTGCTTGGGGAAACGGTGATGGATACGGCTGACGATCCGCTCAGCAAGACTGTGGACTGACCGAGGGACCCGGTAGCTTTGACTGAGAACTTCGCTTCCTCCTGGGAGGTTAATGAAGTGATCGACGTCTGCCCCAGCCCAGCGGTAGATGGCTTGATCGTCGTCACCTGCACAGTACATTCTTTCGGATTTTTTATCGATGGCATGAGCTATGTCCCATTGTAACGGTGAAAGGTCTTGTGATTCGTCTAAGAACGCAAGTTTGAACGTAGGGCACACCCGATCTGAGTTTTCTACAAACAAGCGAAGCATGTCTGTGTAATCTACTAATCGGTTGGCCGACTTGTACGTGGCGTAGCACTCGGATACGTACAGCACTTCTTCCCACGTGCTGTGTATGTTGCTTAAGTTATATTCAGCTCTAAGATCGGTTTTCTTGAGACGTGCTAAGTTTATAATCGACAAGATAGGATGTTCCGTTATCCCTGACTTTCCGTCTTCTACTTCTACCTGTTTGATTTTGTTGAGTTGAAACCCTATACGTTCGCTAAGCTCTTTAAAATGAGCGGCTTGCATTAGGTCCTTCTCTTTTAAGTTAAGCAGTTTGTACGTCAGGCTGTGAAGCGTCCGGAAGTAAAACAAATCTGTGTCTTGGTTAAGGTTAAAACGCTCAGCAGCGCGCTCTTTAGCTTCAGCAGCGGCTTTACGAGTAAAAGCAAGAAACGCTATCTCCTGAGGGTTTACCCCATTTGATAGCGCCTGATCTACCATGTTTAAGAGCTTGGTAGTCTTACCTGTTCCTGGAGGACCAAATATCCTAAACACTAAAAAGGTGCCTCACTTTGTTTAGTCTCGAGGTTCGGCGTCTTAACGGACGTCGAGTAACTTTGAAATGCCGGAATAGTCCATACGCGCGTGGCTTTGCCGTTGATTTTAATCGACGTTGCACTACCATCTATATCGCGTAGTCGCTGAGCAATCTTGTGAGACTTAAAATCAAAGAAACGATTCTTATGTAAGTACGCAGTAAAGTCCTTAAGCCTAAAGTATGTGCGGTTCTCATCTTCATCCGTGTACGGACGTCTTAACAGTATTTCTTCTTTGTTTTCCGCTTTCTGCATGTCGTTACAGAACTCTTCCAACAAATCGTAAAACTGACCGGAGATACTAGCGTCCTGAGATACTTCGACAATGGAGCCATCGGTATCGGACATCTCGGTTAATAGATGATTGATTTTTCCTTCCCACGAAGGCTTAGGTGACGATTTTGGCATAAAGTTTAACTGCTCTACGCACGCCCGCTGGAAAGCCATCTGATTCATTAAGGCATCGGTGTCTAGCTCTAACGGCTGACCGTTTACATCCATGAACCAAACAGGCGGAGTCGAGTTGTATTTGCGTAGGTTTGCGATAGTCGCACCCGACACTGCTGCGTCAATACCGAACTTCCGTGTTCTACACACGTCGGCATTACAATAATCACAGATCGGGGCGTCTTTGCACTTGTAAGCGTACTCCTTTTTTTGAAGCTGTTTCGCTACAAGGTTGACCTCGTTAAGAGGCAACGGAGGGTTCAGGTATTTAGCGTTATAAACTAAAATCTCTGACTCCCAACTGTCTGGATATGCTTTCCGTAAATAGACGCCAATGTTAAACAAGCCGTTGTTACGACCTCCCTCACTTATGGTTTGAGAACATAGTGTCTGAAGACACGGAGGGCCGTCCTTTACAATAATATTAGAGTCGGTTTGGTCTTCAATAGTCAGCGCAGAGACTTGCTCTGGCGTTTGAACGTACTGTTCATACAGCTCAAAAAATTCTTCTAACGTTGCCGATTGACCGTCGTCCTTTACAGCATAACGCAAGCCGTCTTCAGAGTCGTAGTAAGGCATATTTAAAAAGTTGCCGACATCACCACGTTCTAAAGACAGTTTGATTTGTTTAGGAAAAATCTCGCATCCGCCGTAACCTAGGGCCGCAGCAGCATGCTTCAACGTTTCCTGCATCTGTTTCGCAGAGATCCAGTCAGAAGTAAACAAGAAACAATGCGCGCCGCCCGACTTGCTGCGACAGACAACCATCGGCAGTTTCATCTTGCGGATTCTATCAATCAATTCTTTATGGTCTAGCGGGTATTGATCAACGTCGATACAGCCCCATTTGCAACTGTTGTCTTCGTTGATCGGAATGATACCTATAGCATCACCCTTGCCAGAGAGGTGTCCTTCCCACGTCTCCTGCGTCCTAGGGTTTTTAACTACACCAGCTTTCCCTTGTTGCTTCCCGTTTGAAGCCGCCCGGTCAATACGATAAGTACCGTAAGCTAGTTTTAGGCCGTCAAATATCCCCGCAAATCTTTTTGCGTGTTCCATATTTTATTATCTCGGGGAAGAGGGCGCATAGCGCCCCCTAGTTACCACGGAATATCACTACTGTTTGTTTCTTCAGACTCATGCTTGACTTTGACTTCGCCTTTCATGATTGACTGAGCAAAGGTTTTTGCACTTTTATACAAGTTAGCGTCCTCAATAGGACCTTCCAACGAGATCTCCCATCCATGCCAAGAGCCCTTGCTGTTCTCTTCCGAAACAGTCTTTAAGTGGTAAATGTGCGAGAATCGCGGCGGAGTAAACGCCCCGTTTGCACCGTTCATGACGCGTGATTGGATCATAGAGTTCCACTTTCTGGACTTTTTCATCTGAGTTGATTTCATAGTGACAAGCGCAGTCTGCTGCGTACCGTCTTCCTTTAAAATCATCACAAAATGCTGGTGTGTTTCTTCGAGGTAACTGCCGTTACCACCGACCACATATTCACGATTATCTTCAGAGCTTCGCTCAGTATCAGGGCGTTTCTCGTCGGGGGTGAAAATGTTTATCGGTGCTCCAGAGCCCGTGCCACGCGGAGCCCACTCGATGTATCGTCTCTGATACACGCAAGGGACAACACGACAGCCTTCTTTACCCTTAAAAATGTCACCAGTGACGGTGTTATATATGTCTCCAGCTTTGGCGTCGTCTAAATCATCTAGAGTAGGGTCCTGGCGGCTCAATACTTTGAGAAACGGCAGAGCAAGATCGTCCTGCCCCAAGTTTTCAAGTCCGAGGCCTTGGTCTTGCTCGAAAATGGTAGAGTCGAACTGGCTGATTTCTCCTGATTTCTTTTCTGCTACATCTTTAGTCATTATTATTTACCTTTTTTAATATTTGCACGTTGGCCAACGTAGGCCCCGAATAAGTCCATAGGAAACTCGTCCCCGGTTTCTACGCGTTCTTTTACAAACGCTTTGAGTGTAGAAGGGTGAACCTCCTGTTTTTGATCAGCGTGAACGCCTTGATCAGCAGCCACCTTCAAGAACTGCTCAGCTTGTGAGTCTTCGCCGCGGCCAAATACGCACGAAACCGTGTTCTTAATGATGTCGTCAAAACCATTATCGCGCAGCCAGGAAAAAGCCTGAGGTCGATTATCGACCTTGATGTGCGCACCATAAGTAGGTTTGAGTTCGACCTTGCTTCCATCTTCAAGCTCGAATTTAGTTAATCCGATTTCGTGGAGCAGGGCAGGCAGGTCCTCGTCGGTCAGTTTAAGAAGCTTTCTCTTTTCTTCTTTCAACCGGTCATCCAACTGTACAACTAAGCTTTCCTGTGCAGCTACGGCACGAGCCATTTCCGCAACAGTTTGCAAGCCTTCGGTATTTATAGAGTCTAACGCGGAAACATCAGCTTGATCTGTCTCCATCTCTTCGAACAAGTTTTGCATAGGTCTTTTCCTCGTGGTTAAAGTGCATTGTTTAGCACTTGAGGGACACACTATATTCGTATAATATTAGATATGCAAGGGGATACTATGAATAATTATAAATTTAAGACTAAGCCTTACGACCATCAAGAAGAGATCTGGTCTAATTCTTGGAAGAAAACTTTTTATGCCTTGTTTGCAGAAATGGGAACCGGCAAAAGTAAAATTGCTATCGATACGATCGGCGCGTTATATCTTAAAGGAGAGATAGATACTGCGCTAGTTCTAGCCCCTAAAGGAGTCTTTGACAACTGGGTCAAGGGAGAGTTCCCTACACATTTGCCCGACAATATAAAGTACAAGATCGTTAGATGGCAGCCAAACTGGACTAAGAAGTATACAGAAGAAATAAAAGAAGTGGCAATCCGAGGTGATTCTAAGGCGCTCCATATCTTGGTAATGAACATCGAGGCGCTTAGTACAGAGAAAGGCGCGGCCAGTGCCAAGCGCTTCCTAGAACGTAATCCGGACAATATGACACTGATTGACGAGTCTACGACTATAAAGAACCGCAAGGCTCAGCGTACCAAAACAGTCCTGGAGCTTACCGGGGTGTCAAAATACCGTCGCATTCTTACCGGTAGTCCCATCACTAAATCGCCTATGGACCTTTATGCTCAGTGCGCCTTTTTGGACTCAAAAGCTTTAGGATTTAAGAGTTTCTATGCATTTCAGGGGCGCTACGCTGTAATCCAGAGAAGAAACATGGGCCACCGTAGCTTCCAGCACATCGTGGGCTACCGGAAACTGGACGAATTGAGTCAAAAGATTGACGGTTTTTCTGTCCGAGTGTTGAAAAGCGAATGCTTAGATCTGCCGGATAAGGTCTACACCAAGCGTGATGTTTCTTTGACTCCGCAACAAAAGAAAGTATATAGCGAAATGAAAGAGCTGGCCCTAGCGCAGTTAGAGTCCGGGGACCTGGCCACCACCGCAAGCGTGCTGACTCAAATTATGCGGCTACAGCAGATAACTTGTGGCTTCCTGCAACCTGACGAGGGCGAGATACAAGACCTGCCCAACAACCGGCTCAGTGAGCTGTTAAACGTGGTCGAGGAATCGTCAGGGAAGATTATTATCTGGGCCACCTGGACGCACGACATTCTGAAGATAGAAAGCGAACTGACTAAGATTTACGGAGAGGACTCGGTTGCGTCTTACTACGGGGATACCGCTCAAGATGACCGCCAGGCCATCGTAGACCGTTTCCAAGACCCAGAATCATCGCTAAGATTCTTTGTAGGACAGCCTCGTACAGGTGGTTACGGCATTACTCTGACCGCTGCGCATACGATGATTTACTACTCAAATAGCTACGATTTAGAGATACGGTTGCAATCGGAGGACCGTGCACATCGAATTGGTCAGACCAAATCCGTGACTTACGTTGATCTTATTTCTCCGGGGACAATAGACGAGACCATCCTCACGGCTCTGCGAAACAAAATAAACCTTGCTTCGACAGTGCTTGGTGAGGACGTAAAGGACTGGCTGCGTTAGCCCCTCAGAGAACCGATGCCTTGCGTGCGAATGATGTCGCTTGCCGTATCGAAAGGATACAGGGCCGCGTAGCGTGCTCTCTGGTTCGGGTTTGCTGGGGCGGGAGCGGGAGCCGCGGGCCGTGGGGCTTGTGCCACTGGAGGTGGTGTAGGGCTAGGTGCTGGTGCTGGTGTCGTAGGCTCCGGCGGAGGTACAGGAGTTGGTTGTACCCGACGTGGGTTCGTCCTTTGCTGTACCATAGGCGCGACCCCTGCTTCTTCGCGTTCTTCTCTACGATCCTCTGGACCTGAATAAGCAAAGTATTCTTCGAATTGGTTTCGGGTCATGTTTAGACCTGCGCCAGTAAACCACGTATAAAGAGTCTTTAAGTTTTGACTATTAAACAAGTCGTCCATCTTTTCGGGCGTAGATAAATACGACTCCATGGCAAGAGATAGGACTTTAGGGTTTTGGAAC